GATGTGCCATCAAAACCTAACTGGCTAGACGTAACTTCAAATGTCTTACTGCTAAAGCCTAAGCGTGAATTGGTGACTGAAATGGTGTCACCTGCTGTCACATTAATTGCTGACAACTTAGCCTTAAATGAAATGGTAACTTCTTGGCGTGAACGATTGAGTAACAACTTAGCAAGACGTTGTGCTGTCGGACTAGAGGTCGTGAATGGCAGGTCTAAATTTGCGTATGACTGCTTGCCATCAATCGTTTCAAACGATGATGATGTCTGAACCGGATACTCAGTCGCAATAAATGGTGGATTTGAATCAGGGTCAGAGAATTGACCTTTAACGCCATTATAGTTTGAGCGATTTGAGTTCTTAGTCGATACAGAAATAGATGAAATGATGTCATTTTCATCAATCGATACATTTGGTGTGCGGTATTCAGCAGCGTACAAAGTGAACTTACCATTCACATACACTAACTTACCTGCACACGCTGTCAGCATATTCTCTAGTACATCGCGCGGAGTCAGAGATGTATCAATAATACCGTTAATGGTGTAACGCTTCTCAGTGCCACCTGCGGCTAAAGTGACATCTTCATCACAAACATCAGCCGCATCTTCAAACGACTGCATATCAATTTCGTCTGTCGATACGCCTAAGCCATATTTGTCATCCATCAAATAGTCAAGGATGCAAAGCGCGGCGTTATTGCCGTAAGCAGTAGATAAACTGCGAGGATCGTATAACTTCTTACCCTTAACTCGATAAGTAATCTTCGGCAAACCGTTAATGTAGACGTTCGGGTTATATGCTAGACGACCATAAACGATTGCGGTGTCTTTGCACTGGTGCGATGAACTCCACGCCTGACCAACGCTTTCATAATCAGTGAAGTCTTTAGGCTGTGTGCCACCATCAACATACTTTAGGTTGCGACCAACTAAATAATCTTCGTTGTTTCTTGTCCAATTATTGTGATTTCCTGCACCCGCATTTACATATCCTTGACCAAACGGAATGTTATCCTGCATCTGCTCAAATGCAGATTGACTTGATGTGCCTTTGCGTGATGCAAAATATGGGCTTTGCCTAGAACCATCTGAATCAAAGCGAGTCACACCAGATTCTAATGTGTCTGCAACGTCACTACTAAATGTCGCAATATGCTCATCTTCAAAGTAAATATCGGTTATATCTGGGACTTCATGTCCTGCAACAGCAGTAACAAACTGAAAAAACTCATTGTGCCGTCTTGGTTTATAGAAGCCAATCAAGCCATAAGTGTAAGTGGTATTAGGCATATAACACTGCCTACCATCCACATCTGTTGCTAGGTAGTAAGTTGAGCCATTAATCGTTACGCCTGAGGCGTAGGTAATCGGATGATCTGTGACATTAAATTCATCAACATCGCCATCACCACCATCACGATAATCTGGATGATCGCTTGGAAGTTGACCTGAATCTTGAGCAAGCCTCGCCCAAACAACCTCAGACGTATCTACGAATAAATAAGTGCCACCGACTCGGGTTTCGCCGTAGATAACTTTGCGAGGTGATACAGGCTCACGAACATTGCCAATATTTAGCCCTGTTTCTGCCATCTTTGGCTTGTCTTGAAGAACTGAAGAAATTGCGCCAAGAACCAAGTTCTGAGCGAACAAAGTGCCAAATGTTGCAGTTGTAAAAGCTGCACCAACTCCCGCACTTAACGCTGCACCGACAACTACCTGTGGCATTTAGATTCTCCAACCTTTAATAACGCAATCATTAGGCAAGAATAATAACCCATTATGGGATGCGCCTATGACGTAATCGCCATCATAAACAGACAGTGACTTTCCGTTATCGTGATCGATTAAGGCTAGATCACCGCGCTTCAATTCATTCGCTGAAACTGGCTCACCATAAAACTGTGAAGTTAGGGCTTCTAAACCGCCGCCATTTTTTAGCCACTTTATTGCCGTTTTTTTGTCGGAATAATGTCGCTTTATGTCACTTTCTACTGAGCGACCAGTAATCGCATCAGCACAACGAACAGCAAAAATAGAGCAGTCAAACTTGCCCCATTCAAACTTGGTGTGAAGGTTAGCGAACACTAACTTAGACAGAAGCGATTTCCAGTTGGTCAATCGTTGACAGGTCTTGGTTTCATGCCCCATGTAATTTCCTTGTCCTGAATCGCTGACACAAAATCAAAGCCCTTATCTGTTGAATAAATGGCTTTCTGATCTTCTGCTGTATAGGTGTATTTTCTCGGACGCTCAAAGTCGATCAGGCGGGTTTCGCAAGTGATCGAGATGGTTGATGTTTCACCACCTTCATCAATGGTCATCACATCCATGAAGCCCTTAGCCAGAACCAAAGGATTAGCGACCAATGAACCGCTAGATAAAAAGCCGAGATAAACCGTTAAAGTACGGTTTTGATAGTCCTCAGTCAGCGCATCTGACACATTGTCTGCGAGAACACCATTTAGAGTCACTGTAAAGCCCGTAGCCTTGACTTCATAGGTTTCCTCTAGTGGTGACACCGATATGAGGCTGCCAACGCCTGTAAACGTATTAGAGAAGGCGGTCAGATCACCAATGCCATTCCAAGCGCGAGTCGTGCCTGAATCAAACTCAGCCTCATACAAGAGAACAGGTTGAAGTTCATCGGCAGATGCCGCTGTGATGTTTGTTGCTGATACGCCACGACTCATAGTGCTTCCACGCAAGCAATCGTAGTGCGATACATACTAGAAACGTCTGTTGAGATAGAAAACTCATCAGAAGCCAATCGAAATGTCGATTGAGGTGATGTCACATCAACGACTGCACCAATAGACGCATCCTCACGCAAAGGCGGCTCAATATCGAACACCGTAGATGAAGTTTCACCCACTACTCGATACGCATAATTGTTGATCTGGATTAAATCACCGACATCCAAATAACCTGCGTTTGCAATCGTGATTGACTCATCGCGAGCTGTTCCTGCTACGCCTAGAGTCGTATTGCCAGAACCGCTAAGTGAATTGGTTGCCAAAGGATCAACAATCATCGTGAAAGTATTTTTGCGACCGCGACACGCAGCTAAGAATGCCTGTAACTGAGCCACTTCTGAGCGTGTCTGAGGGGCGTAGGTGACGTTCATCTCCCATCGTGCGCCCTGATGCTCATAAACCTGCTGAGATAGCGTAAATGGCGATTCTGACACGCCTGTAACCCTTCTCAGGGTCAACTCAACGCTCTGCGGAGTTGGAAGGTTAGATGTACTGAGTAAAGCCATTATGCCCCCATCGCACTAGAATATGAGCCGCCTCGCATTCTAGCATCAGCAGTTGCAGACTGAGCTGCACGAATAATCTGAGGCATCATGTTAGCAATCTCAGCGCGAACCGTCTGCGAAACACCTGTGGTGACATGAATATTCTGAACCACTGACTGACCCATTGTCTGACCTTTGGTGTGATCTAGGATCGTTTCATTTGGGTGAAGGATGGCAGGGAATCCACCTTTACCATCTACGCCGCCTGATCTCGCGCCGTAACCAGTGAATCCCCCACCTTCATAGATATGCTTAACACCAGTGTCAGGATCACTCCACTGTGCTGTACCACCCACATTATGTGTAATTGTTGTGCCAAGCATTTGATTTAACCCAACATTCAATAATTGAGCAAAGCCGCTAGTTTGTGAGCGCATCTGCATACGAATCATGTCGTTGACGATTGATAAAGCCATACTCTTAAAAGCACCAGAAACAGATTGTGTGCCATTAATTAAACCAACAAAAGCATCTTCCATTGATTTAGTAACATCAATCATCTTATCTTTATCAATCTTCACTTCTTTAAGTGATCTCTGATATTTTTTAGCAGCCTTCTCAGCATCATCGTATTTTTGACGCTCTTGCTCCATTGCCTCAATACCATCTAACAAGGCAAGTGCTTGGGCTTTCTTAGCCTCAACCATGTCAGAGGTTAGGATTTTGTAACGCTTAATCTGCGTTGAGGTCATGCCAAAGGTTTTAGCCTCTAACTGTAAAGCCTCAATAATGTCTACTTGCGCTTGGTATTGCTTTTCTTGTTCATCGGTCAGATTAGAAGTTACGCCTGTAACACGGTCTAAGATTGCTCGTGTCTTTTGGCGTTGACCATTAGCAATAGCTTCTTGAGCCACTAATGTATTTAATTCAGTGTTATATAGGGTAAGCGTATCGGAAGCATCTTTAATAGTTGCATAGGCTTTAGAATTCTCTAAATCCTCTTGTGCTTTAAGTACCTTTCGCTCTGCTTCTTCGCGCTTTTTTACCGACTCATTATATTTGAGTGTTTCTTCGGTTAATTGACCCACAAGAACAGCGATTGATGCAGCTCGCATCTCATCACTCATATTCTTAAAGTCATCTGTCAAGCCGCTTAAAGATTTAGATAAATCTTCAAATTTCACTTCAGCTTCATTCAATGATGGAATCAATGTCATGGCGATAGATGCGCCAATACCTGCAATCGCACCAACTAAAGGAACACCAAGCACGAAACCTAAGTCAGCCGCTTGTTGTGATAGAGCGAGCATTGGATTTGTGCCGCCTTGTATCTGACCAACTAATTGTTGAACCTGAATACCTGCTTGACCTGCCGAGCGACCCATTCCGCTAAATGATTGGGTTATTTTGCCATTAGATGTGGCTAAAACTGCTGATGACTGTTTCGCTGAATTAGCTAGATTCTTGACATCATTATCAAGTTTCTTAACTTCAACAGAGGCTTTGTTGTCAGCCGTAAGCCGAATTTTCATTTCTTCAACTGTTGCCATCTTTACGCCTCTGATCTAAGTATGCGACCCATCCGTTAAACTCGGTAACGGTCATCTGTTCTATTTCAGCGACCGTTTTATGGAGTAACTCAGCCAAAACATATTTGGCTTTTAACTCAGGATCGCTTTTTAGTTTCCCGCCATTTCCTCAGTCGATTCAGAGCCATAAATCATGTTTCCGATTCGCAGTAGAATAGCAGGGTCAACTTTTCGCAATAAGGTTGGCTTGTCTGACAAATCAAACGCCTTAGTGCCATCTTCATTTAATGCCTTCAAGATAATCATTCGGACAATAAAATCATTATCATCTTCTTGCGCTGCCTTGCGTAACGTCCTGTTATCTTCAAGTGACATCGGCTCTGCTAATAAAACAGTTGGATTGCCATGTTCGTCTTTCCATTCTGGAATTTCGATGCGCTTAATATCTTTGCTTTCAAAATGCGCCTTAGCGCGATCTAAAACTGACATTACGTTCTCCGTTAAAACGCCGTGATAAAGCGGCTGTCAGGCGAGTCACGGAATCTCGCTTTTCGGGAATGACCCTAGACAGCCCCACCTGTTAAGCAACTGTGCTAGTAGTTACTGCGCCGTTAGCTTGGAATGAGAATGTTGCTTCAACCATGCCATCAAAAGATGCTGATGCGCCTTCCTCTGTAATGATTGCAGACATTGTGTAATAAATGTCACCTGTATCTGAACCCTCTGGATACAGATTTAAAGTGATCTCAGAACCCGCTGTCATTGCGCCTTGACCAGTTGTATCAGTTTCATCCCAGTAGCATGAGATTGAGCCTGATGCTGATGTCAGAGTAGGCTTATATGTGCGAGCTGAGTCGCCCATAGTAGAGTCCTCTACGGTGTCACTTGAAATGGTCAAAGACCAATCACGGACTTCTGCTACAGTGTTTGAGCCAACTTTAACGTAGCCTTCACTGCCCTTATGATTCGCCATCTTCGTTCTCCTCTAAAGATTCAATAGCTTTGGATTTCGCCTTTTTTGGCTTTGCCTGTGAAGGCTGCGTATCAGTCCACCCTTTGCGTTTCATTTCTTCAACACGATCAGGCTGAACGTCAATTTGATTGTCACCATGATACATTTTCATGCTGCACCTCTAGTGTAAAAGTATTCGACTTCGACTGTAATGATAACCCCACCAATAGGGTCAATAGAGCCTTCGTCTGTTTCAACATTAACAACTTGAGTATCCTTAGCATAACCGCCGCGAGTGCGGTCTGTATCCAAAGTTTCCTCGATTGCTTCAATCAATTCATTTCGCGCTGTGTCAATATCCTTAGATTTAACATAGCCGATAATCTGATAGGTGATTGTACCCATGCGGCTGATGCCAGAGTCACCAATCGTAGAGTCACCACGAACCTCTCCGGCAGTCTGAATCAGAACAGCAGGATATTGGGCATTAGATAACTTCTCAAAATCAAAAGGCTCGCGAGTGACGTAACTTGCCATCACTGGATCGCGCATATCCTTAATCGTTGTCACGATGTTTTTGGCGATGTTTTCTCTAACGCTCATAATTTAATTTGTCTTTCAAAGAAGGTTAATAATGCCTTCTTATCCTTTGAGTTAAACCCAAAGAAAGGACGCTCTCTGTTATTGAAGAAAGCCTTTCTATTTGCATCAGCACTGGTAAAACTAATCTCTGCAATCTTGCTAGATACTCGCTTACCAATTAAGGAAGCCCACATCTTGCCAGTAAAGTTCAAATCTACTGGTGAATCTTTGCGACCCTTCTTTTTACGGAACTTCGCATAAGCCACCGAGTAAGGCTTGAAGCTACCTGCGTAACCTTTACCCTTTAAGCCGCGATTAACAATGTTTCTAGCACCTTCTGATGCCGTAATCTCTAATGCTTTATCAATTTGCTTAGACAGCGTAGCATCAGCCTTCTTTAATCTGGCTTGTAGCTTTGCGCTATCTAATGAAATATTCATCGGTTTAACCGACCTGCGAGATAAATATCTTTCTCACTATCTTCAATCGTGCCGTCCTCATTGAAATCATATTCAACGCCATCCTCAAAAACAGCGTTAATTTCTTGATGGTACATATCACGATAGAAGGAAATCATGTTTTGGAAACGATCACCGTCAACCCAGTTAGTTAGTTGAGGTAACGCATACTTCCATAAGACAAGATAAGCCGATGCCTTAGTCCACTGTGAATCAGTGAGTAAAGTGTCATCCATCTCGCCTATACGTCCTGTTGCAGCCCACCATTTAGCGCGAATCTCTCGCTTGATGTCTGCCTCTGCTTTAGCGTGTTCCGCATAGAACGCAGTAATACCCAAATCCAGAATATCCGGCAGGATGTCTGTTAGATCATTGTCATCTGAAAATGCCATTACCATTTCACCTTTGCCGCCCACCATGCTGCGGACATTTTGCCCTTAGCGATGTTTTTGCGGTGTCTTGCGTACCACGCTCTGCGTGTTTGCTTTGCCTTCTGGCTTTCGCCCTTTCTCGGTGGATAAGTCTTTGCGCCTTGTGAACCGAATCGGATTAATTTCTCTTTACCACCAGAACAAGCCTTCACCATGTGTGACTTGGAAGGGTGTTTCGGAGTCCGAACAGGTTTATTGCATTTCAACTTAGCCATGAGAAAAAGCCCCCCGAAGGGGGCTAGTCAGTCCTTACAGACCTGCGTCGAAGTACATCTCTACGCCGTAAGAATCGTCCAACTCGCCTACACCGTAGGTTGCAGTCGCATTCAATTCCCAACCACGCAAAGAAGCATCACGCTGTGGCTCGATAGCGAAGTCTTTTTTCATTACCATTGCCAACGCTTCAGGAGCGAAGATTGCGCCTTTTGCATCGCCTGAACCATCAACAGTTACGTTTGAAGATTCAAAGATGTCAATGCCCGCGATGGTGCCAACATAGCCGTTACGCATAGCTTCGTTCTGAAGATCACCGCCGTTAGGATTAGCGAAGGTGTTAGTCAGGTTAGCTTTCAATGCGTAAGTCTGATATGGGTGGAATACACCAACCAAACGACCAACTGCTTTGTTAGCACGAAGGGTAGCTGCTGCTTGGAACAAGTAAGCCGCAGTCAACTCAGTGGTAGTAGCACCCAAAGAAGTGCTGAAACCATCGAACAATGCGATCAAGTCTTTATCCATCTTAGTAGCGATTGCGTTACCAAGAACAGTACCTAACTCATCAGCAGGGTTGCCCGCGCCGTAAGAAGCCAAGTCAGTCAAAGTAACCATTGCGCCAACTTCACCAACTGCGATAGACACAGAAGAAGTTGAAACAGCAGTATCAGTCATGTCTGTGCCTTCAGTAAGATCAGCAGCAGAGATTGAAGGATACTTAGGCACTTGAACGGTTGTACCCGCTTGCGCTTCGATGTTGTAAACAGTTACAAGGTTACGCATCAAGCTCTGTTCTTCAGCAGTGAAGCGAGCCTGAGCGATAATATTGACGAATAAGTCGTCAAGAGTAGAAGTAGTAGTTGCAGCCATTGGTTTCTCCTATAAGTTGCAAACAATAAGTTTAATTACCGTTTGCCCTTCATCGCGGCAAACGCAGCTCTACCACCGGAGTCCCAGTTAGCGAGCATATCTGCCACAGATGAAGGCTTCTGTGTAGAGCCACCTGCTGCACCTTGACTGCCCGAACCACCAGAGGTTGCTCGAACAAAATGAGGATTTGCAGTAAGGAAATCTGATACTAGTGTTCCCACTTGCATCGGACTTCCATCATCAGTATAGCGAGCAGTTCCATTATCATCAAGAACCTCGACTGTACCGTCATCGGCAAGTTTAACTTTATTTTTAAGTAAAGCAACTACCTGATCTGGTGAAACGGCATTGTTAGCACTTGCAGCCTTTAGCAAAGCACCATCAACAAGCGTTTCATGTAACTTGGCATTAAGAGCGTTGATCTGTGCATCTTTCTTTTCGGCAAGTTGTTTTAAGACTTGCTCGAACTCGCCTTTTTCTTTCTGGCGTTCGATTTCAGCCGCTTGCTTTTCTTCAAGTAACCTTTTCGCTTCGTCAATATCAACGCCTTCTAGTTTCTTTTCGTATTTCTTACGCTCACGCATTAGACGCTGTTCAATCAATCGCTCTACGTCTGCCTGTGTGAATGTCTTTTCATTTTGTACGCTTTCTTGTACGTTTTCCGCTTCAATTTCCGTGTTATCCACAATTTCATCGGTCATGTTTCCGTCCTCATAAAGAGTTATTTACGTTTGGGCTTCCACCCTGTTTTACGCATAGTTCCGTAAACATAAGCGGCGCAGCGTTTCTTGCTGAACCCTCTTTGCTTACAGACCTTTCGCAATTCTTTCTCTAGCTTCTTAGGCATTAATCTAACTCCAAGCCGAAAACTGGTCTGAAATGATGGCGGCAGTTATAGCCACCACGAACGATGAACGGATCACCTGCGGCTTTGCCTGTCCATTCATTCTCAGCCCACATTTTACGAATCTCATCCTCAGTGTAGGTTTTGAGATTATGTCTGACACACCAATCGCGAGAATCTTCAATAATTGAGCCGTAATACTTAAATTTGTCTGCACCTAGACGTTGTGCAGCCGCCATATTTACAGAGGCATCAAACTGCATAACTGAATCGTGAACCATCTGCCTCGCATATCGGCGCATATTTCTACCAGTGCGATCAGCCGCATATTCTTTATGCAAGGCTTCAACGGCTTCCTCTGACCCTTCCTTAGCTAACTTAACTAAGCGATTAATCTCAGCCTTATCCGATTCCATGTAGATGCCATTAATCTTTTGTCGGATATTTCTTACAGACTCAGTGATTGGTCTGCCTGTCAGAGTGTTTTGATATAGCTCATTCGCCAGTTCATCAGTAATGGTTGAACCTATATCTTGAAAGCCCTGAAATGAAATCTGTTTTAACTGTCTAATGACATCAGCATCAACACCAACAAATTCGTTGAACTCGGCATATAGGTCATCGAGTGAACTTAAAACCCTGTCGTAATCACGAACGATTAAATCAACTTCCGTTAAATAGGTTTCTCGCATTATCTGAGCTATATCGCTTCTAGCTCTGATTGACCATGCCAGATCAAACAATTCACCCTGCTTAGTCGGCGCAGTAGCCATCAAATCCGCTAACCGATCCTCTAGTGTTTGCAGAACGGCTAAAAGCCGCTTTTCATGCGTATCCGCAATCCGAGCGACTATGCGAGCATGATTGATGTCGGACATTACTGAGCCGTGAAGTCACCAAGTTGGCGGGCAGCATCAATCTCATCGTAAGCTTGCTGAAGTTCCTCATCATCTAAGATTAGATCAGCAATTAACTTGTCTACGCCGCGAGTGAATGTCGCTGATTGAATGCCAGAGGCGCGAGCCTGTTGCAGAAATGTCAATTCATTAGCGTAATCACGAATGTCGAATGAATCAGGATAGAATACCTCAACATCAGGCATCTTGTTTTGCCATAGGGCTACAAAACGCCATAGTTGTTCTTCAGCGTTTTCTAATAGATCAGCCTTTTCCGCTAACTTAGCGTTCAACAACTGGAACTCTGTCTGTAAAGCAATACCAGAAGCCTTAACAGCATCCGTACCACGAACAGCACCCAAATGCGCCATGCGATTGATAGATTCGGTTTTCTTTTGGATTGAGTCCATTACCGACTGAAGGTTAGCCCCTGAAGGCTGCATCATGTACGGCTTTAAGGATGGCTCTAGCTCATCCGGCATTTGAACAATACCACCTGCACCTGCGGTTGCATCGGTGTCGTAAGTCTTAACTAATGTCGGGTGGTTTGAGATGCGTATAAGTTGCTCGATCTCCGATAATTCGTTGAATATCGATTTCTGCATGATTGAAATATCAGCAATGTCGGACTTACCAATACCGCGAGTAACAGTCCGAGCAGCAGGAAGATAAACAGCGGGAATGACACCAAGAGGATTATCCATTTCATCAACCAGTCTTTCGGTGTCGTCATGTACTTCATATAGCTTAACAGTTTCCTCTGTCCAGACTCGGAAATAAGAGATTGAATCAACCTCATTGATGCGAGTCACATCTTCACGGATTTTAAGATAGGTCAACTTCATGCGACCTGATGCTGTGCGCTCCCACTTCCAATCAAACACATTCTCAGGCGTGTAGAGATTGAAATAAGGGCGAATCTCTTGATCTAGTTCCTCAGCGCGAGTACCCGCATTGGATTTCGGCTTATCAACAATAATCCAACAGTGACCATAAACCGATGACCAAATCTGCGCCTCTTTCATAAACGTATCAAGCGACTGGCCATCAAGGTCTGTATCACGCATCATCGAGTCTAAGATGGGATCGTTATCCATTGAGTTGAAGTTTCGCACTGGAGAGTTTTTCCATAGGAAACTTGAATAGATGTGAACTACATTTGCACAATGGTTATCTACCGGAGTTAAATCTATACGGCGAGTGTAATCCTCATTCGATTCGTTCAAGTAACGAACCAAGTAGTCACCACCGCGATAATCATCACCGCCTAAATAAGAGCGAAGGTAAAATTCCCAGTTATCTTGGTTAGCTAAATAATCGGGATGCGTAGAAGTAATCGTTTCCATCAACTCCACCTAGTCGGTTGTGCTATATCATGCTCTCGCTTGATTGGATAAATGTAGTCCACTAAATAACCTAGTGCGTCATTCATGTGGTCATAGCCTGAGTCCTTATCCGGTTGGCTAGTGCCTTCCTTGTAAGTCTGTCGCTCTAAAGACTTAATGACCTGTTTGCACTTCGGATCAACGAATAAATGACGTTGACCGTCCGTAGTTTTTAACCTTGCATTGACCGAGTTTATACGATCACGGACGGAAGTATGACGCTCTCTTACCTTAACTGCAAATCCCGCATTCTGAAGAATTGATAAATCAGTCCTTCCACCTGCTGATGTTTTTCTCTGTCGGCAAGCCGGATCAGGATAAATAACAATGCGTTTATTTGGATAACGAACCTTTAACTCATCGACCATCTCATCGGTGTTTGAACCGTAGATGATGATCTCATCAATTATGCGTAGAGAATCAGACTGTCTAACTGCCACCACAGCAGACATAGGGTCAAGGTTGAAGTCCATGCCGATATGTAAAACATCTTCACCTAACAATGTCGGCTGTACCGACTCTTTCCGATCAAAGTTGTAATAGATAATACCGGAGTAGTTTACAAATGCTGCTTCATATTCCTGCTTAAAGGTACGTTCATCTAAATCCCTTTTAGCCGCTTCAACCTCATAGTCAGGAACATTGCCACCTTCTAGCGTTGTGTATTGGAACGATGCCCAATCATCTAAGTCCTGAGTCCATAGATCATAGAAGTGATTACGCCCTTTAGGTGTACCAATGAATAAGGCTCTGCCTTGTCTATCCGATAGCGAGGCGCGAAGTACCTCATGCCATGTTTCAGGCTTCATATCGGCAAACTCATCGAGAACAATAAAGTCTAAGGCTCGACCACGAAGGTTGTCAGGCTT